TTAGGGTCAATCAAAACAAGGTTTTCATCACGTAAATCATAAATAGGCAGTCCATCACATAATACTCTGTACATTACAATGAACCCCCTCTGTAACTGATCTTGACTGTACCGTTTCCGGTAAATGTCACATAGTTATCACCTTCCTGTAAACGAATGTCATAAACTGTTGTTTCCCCGGCAGGTAAACTATAAGTATTACCTTCGTGTGTCACCTTCATAGCTGTTGAACAGGTAAATGTTGGTGATACAATCTTGACACGATTAATCAGATTTACTTTTTTACTTCCGCTTACTTTCACTTCATTTACATGGATAATACCATTGACAAAACTGAATACATCCCACAGCCACGGTTCACTTGCTGAATTTGTTTCAATCTTGTACGGTTCAACATCACAATCAACTGTGATAATGGCAAGTGTACGATCTGTTTTGAATTTATTGATTGTACACCGTCCCCAGTAATAAAAAGTTTTATCAGCGTCCATAACAATACGCATCTTCTTACCATGCAGATAGTTGGAAAGATTGGAAAGTGTTGCAGTCCAATCTCTTGCACCATTTAACAGGGAAAAAGTAAATGATAACTTCCTGTTTTCAAACTTCACATCATCACCCAACGCATCAGTCAGATCAAGGTCACCATTGCGACCAATTACACTGACTGATTCTGTTTTAGGTGTAGGCAATCCGATTTCTTTTGAAGAAAGGATAAGCCCAAAATCTTCATAACTGTGTTTAATTCCAAATGTAACACCCTGAATCAAGGCTTATCTTCTCCCTTCCTTATCAAAAATCTTACCAAGTTCTTCATCCATTGCCGGGGCAAGTTCACCTGCAAGCACTCCTGTATCTGTTACCAGTTTCAGGTTCGCAAGCTGTGGAATGAAAGGCATATAACTTTCAAGGATTGTAAGAATCCGGTCAAGTTTTTCCAGTAATGAAACGTTTTCCTCATTAACCGCTACCCTGATCATATCCATAAGGCTTTGTGTTCCGACAACCGTTTCACTTCCGGCTTCACCACCTGCCAAGAACTGATTTGACTTAGCATTGTAACCGAAAATAGTCGGCTGATTCATGATCATACCATCGTCCATTGCTTTCTTATACCAGTCAATACCAAAGTGCGGTACACTTGGCGGTGTCAAGCTGAAAGAACCACTGATTGAAATATGTGGTAATTTCAAATGTGGCAATGACCACGAAAAATTGAAGAAACTTTTAATTCTGTTTATAGCGTTACTTACAATGTTCTTTGCACCTTCAAAGATGCTGCTGAACTTTTCCTTAATTGCACCAAGTATATTTGATACTGTGGATTTTGCAGCATTCAGACCACTTGAAATAGTGGACTTCACACCGTTGATCACATTAGATACCGTTGACTTGATACTGTTCCAAACACTTGTAAAGGTTGATTTAATGCTGTTCAGTATACTTGAAATAGTAGACTTAATTGCATTGAACACACTGCTGATTACTGACTTAATCGAATTGATCACATTGGTTACAGTCGTTTTGATTGCATTCCAAATATTTGTAATCGTAGTCTGAATTGCATTCAGCACTGTAGAAATGGTTGATTTTATCGCATTCCATACAGTTGTAAATGTATTCTTGATACCTTCCAGTATTGGCTTAAGGAATGAAACAATGGCATTCCATACGGTTGTTATAACCGTCTGAATAGTGTTAATTGCGGTTGATACCGCTGTTTTTATTGCTTCCCATATTGTTGTAAAGGTATTTTTAATACCGTCCAATATAGGGGTCAGGAATCCAACAATAGCATTCCAAATATTGCTGATGGTGGTTGAGATTGCATCAAGGGCTGTTGATACAGCGTTCTTGATAAACTCCCAAGCTGCAATGATATATTCCTTGCAGTTTTCCCATATAAACATCCAAGGCATTGTGATGATCTGAAATGCAGCACTGATGATTTCACCAATAAACATGATGGCAACCTGTACCGCATTCTTGATTGTTTCCCACACTGCACTTACAGTATCAGCTATTGCAGTAAACACATTGGTTACTGTTTCTTTTATGGCATCTATTTTTTCAGATATTGCCGTTTTGATGTTCTCCCAAGCCTGTTTGATTGAATCAACTAAACCTGTGAAGAATCCTTTGATTGCTTCAATGGCGGTACTTACTGCTTCTTTTACAGATTCCCATGCAGTCTGTACTTTCTCCACCAATCCACTAAAAAAGCCTTTGATAGCGTCAATAACCGTACCAAAGACTTCCTTTATTTTTTCCCAAGCATTTGTGACTGCTTCTCTGAATCCATCATTGGTATTCCATAATGTGATCAGTGCAACCACAAGCCCTGCCACAAGCGTGACTATAAGAACTATATGGTTAGCATTTAATGCAGCATTGAAAAGCCGCTGTGCAATAGTAGCACCTTCGTTTGCTGTTTTGTATGCTGTCCATGCTTCTGTTATGGCACTAATCAATGATGATATTGCCATTGCAACCTTTAAGGTTACGAATCCGGCAGCAACCCCGGCTATAAGTGGTGACCAGTCCTTGAACGTCTGAATGATTTTAGGTATATCTTCGATAAGACCACCTAGTTTTTCAAGGAAGTTTTCAACACCGTCCATTCCTTTTTCAAAGAATGTTGTAAAATCAATCTTTTGAATCCAGTCAAAAACCCTTTGTAGGGCATCACCGACAGATGTTGCAAATGCATCCCAATCTATTGTTTCCATCCAGTCTGACAACTGCTGTAAAAATCCCATAACAGTAGGTGCAAGTTTTGAACCTACTTTTGTAAGGATATTCTCAAACAATGCCTGTACTGAACCCCATGAACCTGATATTGTAGTACCTGCTTCAAGTGCTGTTGTTCCGGTTATACCTAAGTTGTCCTGAATCTTGTGAATAGCTTCAATCATTTGGTCAAACGTTACGTTATCCAAACTTTCAATCTTTTCACCAAGTACACCTGAATCATTTATCAATCTGATCATTTCAGATTGTGTACCACCATAACCAAGTTTCAGGTTATCCAACATTGTGTAATTCTGCTTTGCAAAACCCTGATAAGCGTCCTGTATCGAACCTATGTCAGTACCCATCTTGTTAGCATTATCTGACATATCAGTGATAGCAAGGTTGGTCAGTTCAACCGCTTTTGCAGTATCACCACCAAGACCTTGAATCAGTGAAGCAGCAAATGACGTTGCGGTGTCCATATACTGATTTGAACTCATTCCGGCTGTCTTATATGCCTTTTCAGCATAATCAATCAGTTTACCGGAACTGTCTTTGAATAGTGTTTCAACACCACCAACTAACTGTTCATATTCAGCATAGTGACCAACCGCTGATTTTGTCACATCTGCCATTTTTTCAGCTAACTGTGTACATCCTGAAATTACTTTTGTGATTGCTGTAGATGCTAAATTCGCAAGCGTGGCTTTCCATGTTGTAAATCCACTGTCTGCATTCTTAGCAGCTTGTCCGGCATCTTCTACTGAATCACCTGCACCATCTGCCTTTTTATCAACATCTTCCAGTGTTTCAGCTGTGTCCTTTGCAGACTTTGAAACCTTTTCAATGTTGTTCACAGCATCAGCGTAATTGATCGTTATTTTTCCGACCAACGAAAAAATATCCAACGATTAGCCACCCCCTTTCAACGGTGGCACGAATCCATTTAAAATTTTATTTGCTTTTTCCACCTGTAACTTAATCTGTGCATTGTTCATTGTCGGTTCAGTTTGTTCAGTCTTTTCACCTTTCGGTGCTGTACTCATAAACCGCTGTTTAAATTCTTCAAAATTTCCAACATCATCAGCAAGTGGGTTTGCTGTGATTGCACAGTATAAGTCCCACTGTTTATCTTCATTGTCCTGTTTCAGAACTGTTCTAACAGTAGCGTCTAATTTCCCCCGGCTGATTGCTTTATCTAAATAGCTGTAGGGGTTACCATATCTACGGTTGCAGCATTCATCGAATCGTTCTGTTCCGTACCCACTAATTCGGCAACACCCTCGAAAAAATCCATAAGATCATCTTTCTTAGCAAAATCTTTTACCATGACAGCAAACTGTTTCAGCTTGAATTTCTTCACATCATCAGCAGTAACTGCTGTACCGTTGTCCCACTCCATACAGTTAGCAAAAAACTTACAGATTTCATTTCTTGCCTTGGAAATGTTCTTGATCAGAATGCCACATACTTTCATAGCAATGACAATACCAACTTCTTTCATATCTGTACCGGATTCCTGCAACTGCTGAATCTCGTCTTTGTCAAATGCACCAATAACCTGTTCTACTCCGATAACTGCAAGAACCTCACAAAAGTCAAATGCGTTATCAACTGTTAAATCCTTAAATCTGAAATCTGCCATGATTATTTATCCTCACTTTCTTTTTTCGATCTGTTTCTTCTACCACCATTTGCAGGTTTATCCTGTTTTGGTGCAGGTGTTTCTTCATGTTCAACAGGTTCAGTCTGTTCACTCACTGTTTCCTGTTCCTGATCTTCTACCTGTTCAGCAGATACAGCAGGTGTTTCCTGCTGCACTACTTCATCAGAAATGTCAACCACAAACATTCCCTTGTCCTGAATTTCTGCAAATCTTTCTTCTGTCATATCCAGTTTTTCACCAATTACATGACCTTCACCTGTGTACTTGTCTGTGTATTCTCTAACTACAACTACTCTCATAATTCACACCCCCTACACAACAGAAGTTGGGTAATAAATTGCAATATCCAACTTGTTTAAGCTGTCATTTTCAAGGTCTGCTGTACACTCAAACTTGACAGCAAATGTTGTCTGTTCAGCATTCTTTGTTTCCAGTTCAAACGCTTCTGTACAGAGTGCATTCGGTAAAATGATAATTACATTTTTACCGCTTGAAAGTGTTCCAACATAGGCAACATTTTCAAGATAATCTGCTTCTGTGATGTTTTCCTTAGATACATATTTGACATAGGTTGTATCTTCGGAAGTGGATTTTACAAGGTGTAATGCACTTACAAGAATATCTTCTGTAAGTTCTGTCATCTGACCTTCAAGTGTGGCAGATTCACCAACCTTCTGCTTGCTGACACCCTTGATCAGTACAGTTGCACCGTCCACCTCAACATCTAACCACTGTGCTTCATAATTGAACTTAAGACCACCTGAAGTTGCACCAAGTGGTGTACCAGTCCAACCATTGCTTGGTTTTTCATACTTAAGATTTTTGTAAATGACACCTGCACCCAAGATCATATTCTTGATAGTTTCAGATGTAATACCATGCTTTTTTAAACCCATTCTTTTATGCTCCTTTCCACTCATTTGTGTTAAGTGTTATCGTAATTCTAAAAAGATCTTCTTCACCTGTTGGAATCATCAAACCGTTCCAATAGGTAATAAAAAAAGCAGTTCCTTCCTGAACTGCCCTTAAATCTTCAAATTCTTTTTTTAGTTTGTCATTTATTTCTGCAAGCGGTAATTTTGACCCCCTTGACCAACCGTCAAGTGTAAACACACCGCCTGTATATCCGTCCTCTAATCTGTGTTCAGTTTCGTTGAACGAACCAACAAAATAGGGGTAGCTGATTTCACCTGTCCATTCACCAAATTCATAGGGAATACCAAGTTGATCAAGCTGATCAGAAATAAAACCAAGCATATCAACCATAATTAACCCCCTAAATTCTGTTTAATGACATTTACAAGCTGTTTCTTTATCTTTTGGGCTACACTCTGAAATGCTTTCGTGAGTGGTTGTCGTGGTGTTTTTCCGTAAGTATGATAAAATTTACCGTCTTTCTTACTCTTATAAACCCAACCGCCTTTTCTTCCATCACCATGCAGTGCGTATTCACCAGTACCAAATTCTTCCCAAATTGCATTTTCAAGGTCTGAACCTACAGCAACAGTTGATTCATCTTTCCCTTCGTCAACCATATACTTGTAAGACCCCTTTGTTTGTCCGGTATCAACCCGGCTGTTTCTTTGGGTCTGTGCCTGTATTTCACCGCCTGCTTCGTGAAGGAATCCAATAACCCCTTCCGATAATGCAGCTTTAATTTTTGCTGTGTTATCTGTAAATTCAACTGACATACTACTGACCCCCTATAAACCTAAGATAGATTTCTAAATGATCATGCATATTCATAGGGTCATCAATCAGAAGGATTTCATACACTTCACCATTTACAACCATTCTTGCATTGTCACTTGTTACATCAACGGTTTCCTGTTCTTCCGTTTTACTGATTACACCTGTCAGAAAACTGAATGGATTCCATACCCAGTCAGTTGACAGGTTTTTCAGATTGGTAAAGTCACACAAGAAAATGTGTGTACTTTCCTGAATCTTGGCATAAAAAGTTGTATGCTTTGAATCACCTGTTGATAAATCCAACCAACCTAAGATTGATGTACAATCAACCCATGTGTTTGTACGCTCACCTATAGCATTTTTAGCACCGTTCTTTTTTACCTGTAACAATGCTTGAATGTTACCACCAACGCTCATATAACTAGAATCTAGCCTTTATATAAGGCTTTAAGAATCCGAGTAGGGCAACAGGATAACCCATAACCTGATTGTTAGCGTCCTGATCAAAGTAAGTTACACTGTATCTTGACAGCGTTTCAGACTTGACCCCGGTTTTCGGTCTGTTCTTAATATCCCACTTAAGTAATTCAAGTACACCTGCACGAACATCAGCAGGGTATTCCACCTTAGTGATCAGGTTTGTACTTTTGTACAACTCCTGATCAACTCTGATGAAATCATCACCAAGTTCAGTGATCTTATACAATCCATCATTCACCATTGACTGAGAAATCTGAACTGTATCACCTACTTTCAAAAAATCTGACGTTCCAAGCAGTCTGTTACCCAAACTGTCAGCGGTGAACCGAACAAACCGATTCTGAAAATTGTTATTAGTGTATGCTCTGATCATAAGTTCAGCAGCGTTCAGTTTTTCTTCAATCACCTTTTCATTTTGCGTTGCAAATTCAGGCAATTTCATCAATTCATCAACTGCTAATATCATCAGATCACCCTTTCTTAGACAACCATAACGGTATTTGCCTTAGACTTAATAAGACCCATTTTTACATTCTTAGTATTGAACTTAAGGCTGTAGTTTGCAGACTTACCAAGTTCTGCATAAGTTGGTGATTCTTTTGCAATCTGATCAACAGCCAAAGAAAGACCATTCGGGTGCAGTACCTTACCCTGTTTTGTGTAAAACTTGTCAACACCTGCTGACGTTTCCGGATCATAATTTGTTGTATACTGATTTTCATAATTTTTCTTATCACATGATAAGAATGCACCTTCACCAAAAAGGAATGTACTGAAAACAGCGTCTGATTTTTCACCTGTTACAGTAAATCTATCTGTAACTAATACGTGTTTACCTGCAATAGTCGGTAAAGTAACCTCTTTCTGAATTACATTACCAACTACATATTTATCAAAATCAACAAGCCCCATCTTCTGATATTCTTTATAAATCATTGAATGCATGACAAGCAGACCAAGACCACCTGCCATATCACCGAGTGCTGCCTGTTCCAAATCATAAGTTGTTCCGGCATCAACATGTGTTACAGTGTTACCAGTAAGATCAAGTACATGCGAACTTAAAGCACTAACACCAAGTGCTGCTGATGCAATATTCATCAGTTCATTTTCCCAAACCTGCTGATAATATCCAACGATTTTACCCTTGATATTTGTCATTGGGTCAGCACCAGTCAATTCCTTCGTAAAGTCTTTAGCTTTGAATGCTTTCATTCTCTGAATCATCATACAAGTCTGCTTACTTCCTGAAATTTCTACAGGTGTGTTGTTTGTTTCGCCATCATTGTTTAATGCTCCCATTCCGCTTTCATTTACATCAAGCGGTTTATAAATTGGAATTGTGGCAACGTTACCTTTCTCACCGATCAACTCCATAATACTCTGATCTTCCTGAACAATACCGGAAGCAAGAATTGGATTTCTCCAATAGTCGGCTTCCTGCATCATTCCGGTAAATACTTCTTCGTCAAATGAATAACCACCAAAATTACCACTTCTTGCCATTTAATTTCACCTTTTAACCTTTCTTAGTGTGTATTTAACTGTTTGAATAAGTCCGGGTTTTCCTCTTTGAGTTTCATTCTTTCGTTGAATCCCATTTTAAGGAACTGTTCTTTGGTGACTGTCTTGTCTTTATCCCCACCCGGCAGGTTGTTTTCAAGAATCTTTCTGCCACCATTCTGCTGCTGATCGTTGTTGGATGCTTCAAACATGGCAGGATGCTGTGTTTTAAGACCTGAAATCAGATCATCTTCACCCTTGATTTTTCCATCATCACCAAGTTTGATTTCACCTTTTTCCTTTGCCTTGAATACCAGATAATCAACATCAACCGCACCTGCTGCAACCAATGCAAATTTCAGTGCATTTTCTGTTTTCAGTTCTGCATTCTCTTTCTTAAGGTCTGCAATCTCTGTTTCGTATGCGGTAATCTTCTGCTGTGTAGCTTCATCTTTTCCGGCTGACTTTTTCAGTTCTTCAATCAGGTTGTTTGCCTTGGTCAGTTCTGTAGTCTTACCGGAAAGGTCAGTTTCAAGGTTGGTGTATTTGTCCTTAGACACATAACCACCATCAGTAAGGTTGACCATCTTGATCAGCTTCTCTTTGTTCTTTTCATCACCGTTATAGGCATTGATTGCCTGTACCAGTTCATCATAGGTGATAGCCTTATCACCAAAAAATGCTTTTAAAAATTCCATGTTCTTCTTCCTTTCTCCGTCATGTTTTTATATCCGGTGTCACCGGGAACGGTCAACAGTTTATATCCCATGTTGCAGGGGTCATTTCAGCAGCAGTTTAAACGTCATGAGCCTTTTTCGGACAAAATAAAAGACACCCTTGCGGATGCCTTAAAAATACTATTTAACCCATAGTTGGGAGATAATCAGGATCACCATACCTTTCTACAGTACCAAGTGAATATGCAACGCTTTCATGTTCCTTTTATCCCCCTTTCTGACCTTATATAACGGTCATATAGGTAATAAAAAAGCAAAGGTGCAGAATTGTATACCTTTGCCATTTAATACATTATATCGTCAAGTGATAAGTACCCAAGATCATAAACGTCTTTATTTTCTTCGATACATTCATCAATAATGTCAATGATTTCTTCATCTTCCTGACTTTCAAACGGAATAGTTGGAAAATCATCATTAAATTTTTCTTTATACCTTTCAAGTGCTTTCTGTAATTTCTCATTCATATTATTTTACCCCTTTCAGAATTTCAATGAATGCTTCATAGCTGTTAGGTAGATATTTCTTCACATATTCCAGTTCAGAGCCACCATTGACTTCTGCACCCATGATGTTAGCCCACATTTCAGATGCAGATTCATAAACCCTACATTCATTCGCTACCTTGCTAAGATTACTTGCATCAATACCAAGTTCTTTATATGCTGCCTGTAAGCCTTTATGTTCTTTAAGCTGCTTCACTGAATGATATTTACGATTGTAATACTTGTCACCATGCCCCCAGTTGATACGGTGTGCAAGAAGTCCATCAATAGCATCCTGAACACCACCACTTGCGTCATGATCTCTAAGTTCTTTTTCAACATCATCTGTCAGTATTGACTTCAAAAACTGTCTGTCTTTTCTTACAGCAGTCAAAAATTCATCAGAAGAACTTGCTACTTTTGCAAATCGGTTTATCTGATACTTTGTTTTACTATGAATAGTTTCCACTTCGTTAAAGTGAAGCCCCTCATAATCGGCTTTTGCGTCAAAAAAGTGACCGTATTCATGTGCTAATGTTCCGTATTTACTCTTTCCGTTATCAATGTACCTTTGAATAGGATAAGAGAAAACCAGTTTGTTGTCAGCAGGTCTATAATATCCACTCTTTCCTTTACTGACTCCACTTATCTGATCAGCATATTTTGCATATAGTTTTTGAAGTGATGTATTACTGTGTTCAGTCAGAATCTTCGTATATTCATCATAGTCTGAACTACTCATTGCACCCTTTAGCTTTTGGGTGTGTGCCAATACATCATATTCTTTCACATTCATTGTATCAGCATTGTCAGGCAACTTCAAATACTTCTGTTTGAAGTCGTTGAATGATTGGGTTTTATCCAATCCAAAGAATGCTGCACGTTCTTGTAAGGTCTTTAGTTCATCATCGTCTAAAGCCCATTTTGCACGTTGCAGCAGACAGCACCGACAGTTACAAACGTTCTTTGCAGAACCGCCAACACCCGGTGCTTGCATTTTCTCACCGCCAACATCAAACGGTTCATCAATCTCCCTGATCTGTCCGTCACATTCCCGGTGTTCGTCCCTTGTACGTCCATCAAGTGTTGAATCCCACTGTTTGACTATATCAGCACCCTTTTTCTTTGCACCATGCTGACCGTTAAGTGCTGCTTCATTCTGTATTCTATGCCCTTCTGTCCGGGCAATACGAATTGCATTATTATATGCCTTACGAAAAGGGCTGTTCATACCCTTGGCAATTCTTAGTGCCATTTCATTCCAAGTTGAACCGCTTGCAATCCCTCTTGAAAGTTCGGCACGAATTGACCGCTTAAGGTAACCAACATCTTCACCAAGTTTTTCATACAGACCACTTGACAATTTACTGTCGGTACGAACCGCCTTAACAACCTGATCTTGGTTAATTGGAACAACTAACGGTATACCGCTAAGATGCATGTCATAATACATACCCACATAACCGTTTATATACGATTGCTGTAAATAATCAGCTATTGTGGTAAACTGCCCTTCATGCAGATCATACAGGATTGATTCAATCTGATCAACCAATAACTGCTGATATTCTTTTTGGTATATGATACTTTGCAGATTTTCAAGGTCTGTTCTTGCTGACAATTCCCTGATTTTCTGTTCACAATCCTTTTTCGCCTGTTCATATACCAATTCTAACAGCTTGATTACTTTCTTTTCATCGTTAAGCTGTGCCTGTTGTACTTCCTTCTGTGCCTTGTTCACTTATTCCACCACCTTCATCATCCGGTATAATAGAATCAAGATCATCTTGCACCTGCTGCACCTTATCAGCTTCATTATCCGGCAACTTGTCCTTCACATTTTCATAGTCAATATCAAGAACGTCACAAATATACTGAATAATCAGATCATCACCAAAAATCTGTGCCAGTGATAACAGGGTGTTGATTTGCACCTGTTGTTTCTGTGCTTCTGTAAGTCCATTCTGTTCATTTTCCTGTTCATTACTCATTACTTCATGTGTGAACTCAAAATAAACATCTGTGATCTGATAATCTGTACCGTTCTGCTGATTGATTTCATCAATGCAGACTGCTACGATCTTACGCAAGAACCGCTTGATATTCCTTTCAAGATGTTTACATCTAAGGTCAAGCAGTGAATAGGCTGCCTTGATTGCAATATTGGTTGTTGCTGATGTATCTTTCAGACCTGACAGATTCAGACCCATACCAAACCGATAGATGTTCTTTTCGTCCAGTTCCAACTTAACTTTCCGGGCTTCATACGGTACATCTACTGTATGTACTTCAATACCACCATCTGAACCAACACCAACAATCTTTTTTGTCTTAAGATTCTGCTGCAATTCATCAAGGTTATCACCTTCAAATCCTTTGACCGCATATAATGGGTGATCAAAGTCAATCAGGTTATTGGAAAGACTGGACGCCATAAGGTCATAATCATCAATCAGGTCTTTCACTGCTTTCAGATTGCTGAATTGTTTCTTGTTATTATCTAACCGGAAGAATGGCAAGAAACCAAGTGAATCAATATAGGTGTTATCATCACCGTCAACCTGATACAGTATGTGTGGTCTTGGGTTTACCTTGGCTTTATCGTCAAGCTGTATTTCCCCTTCATCAGTCTGAACATAGTAAACCACCTGTTCATCATCCCAATCCATGATTTTCTTGATTCTGTGACCTTCCTTGTCAACCCGGTCAACGTACCAGTAAATAACGTGATCTTTTTCATCCTCTGCAAACCGGGCTTCTACTTCCACAACACCGATACTGTCAGCACACGTGAATTTCAGCTTGTCAGTGCTGTCTTTCATAGCGTACATATAAGCGAAACCTTTTGTCTGACAGTCTGTAAGTGTTTCTGACAGTTCGTCAATAAAATCATCATTGTTATTGAATCTTGCATCAAGTTCACTCTGTAGTTCAGGCACATCACTGAATACAAAACCATCTGAACCTGAAAGGGTGTACTGTGTACCCTGTTCTGTCAGTTCTTTAAAGAATGGGTGTGGTATTCTCACATTTGCCCGGCTTGTATCTTCCACAAGCTGACCATCAGAATTGAAGTAAAACATTCTATAATTTTTTATATCGTGATCACCGTCAAAATAGCGTTCACCTATTCTTGCAAAATGCTTTTTCACTGATGCAGCATCTTCATCAATGAACATCTTTATTTCTTCGACTGTAAGCACCTGTCACCCCACCTTTCTATGATTTGATTTGTAAGGTCAATGATTTCATCCCCATGAACACCGAAAAAATCACACATTGCTTCTTCACCTTCAACAGTGTGACCGTATGAGAACATAAAAGCATGAACCAATTCATGAATCAGCGTTGAACGTGTCACTGATTCAGAACGTCCGTCCATAATGCTAATCAGAAGTTCCTTATATTCGGTCAGTCCAAAATTATAGCTGTCCGGGTCAGGGTTCATTTTTTTTGCATTTGCATCCACCAGTTTGACCTTCCATACATCATTGTGAATCTTTATTTTCATGATTTTAACCATACAGCTATTTGTATAACCAACCGCTGCCTTTCTTGATATATTTTTCTAATGCATACCGCATTGCGTCCATAAGGTGATTGAAGTCATCAATAGGGCGGTTCAGTTTATTACCGAACTTGTCCTTGTCCCAAGTATAGTTGCTGATCTCCGTCAAGAAATTCACACATCTTGGGTGTATGATGATTTCAAAGTCCTGAATAAACTGAATACCGCTGTTGATACTGTCCTTGCCTTTTTCAGCACCTTTGACCCTAAGACCATAGCCTTTTAACTGATCAATAGACTTTGGTTCTGCTGAATCCGCTGTGATTCTTTCCTTTGCATAGCCCATATCAGTGATATTCTGATATATTCGCTCATTGGAAAGACCTGCACTATACATTTCATCCCACACGAATATCTTTTTGTTCTTCGTGTCAATGAATCCACAAAACAATGCAGATGGGTCATTCGTATAACCAAAGTCTAAACCAAAGGCTGAATCAATCTTGTATTGCTGTCTGATCTGTTCCAGTGTAAAGGCTTCTTCATGCCAATTCTCATACACAAGACCGTCAACGATACCCCAGTTACCAAGTCCGGCAACTGCATATCTGCGTGGGTTCTGTTTCTTCATGGTTTCAAAAACCTTAAGATCGGCTTTATCTAACCATTCGTTGCACTTGTAGTTTGTGGTCAGTGCAAGGGTTTCATCATCCGGGTTATCGAAAAACCGTTTCTTCAACCAGTGGTGTTCATTCCAAGGGTTGAATGTTACGGTGATCTGTTTGAACAGGTCTGAACCTTCCGGGATTGCACCACGGATAGATTCATCAAGCATATTGAAATCGTCCTCTGAACTAATTTCATATGCTTCTTCAATCCACATCCAACACAATACACCCTGATCAACGGTAATTGATGTTACTTTCAGTGGGTCATCAAGACCTCTAAAATAAATCTTTTGACCTGTTGGCTTATACGTCATTTCAAGGGGTGACTCTTTTATATCCCAAAAAACATCAACACCAAGTCGATGTATAGCCCATTTCAATTCAGTAAAACAGGAATCCTTTAATGTTCTGTAAGTTTTTCTTACAACTAAGGTATTAGCATCAGGGTATTTCATCATATTGGTGATGTACCATAATGCTGTAGTCTTTGACTTCTTAGATGCACGTGAACCTTTGACTGCCCGGTATCTGCCTTTCCACCGCCAAAATGTACCGTAACCCTTACCGACTACTTCCGGCAATTTCACATTGACCTTACCGGACTTTGTAGCCTTGTAATCTTCCGGCATCAGAATGAACTTCTGATAACAAAATACATATTGACTCGATGGTTGTCTGTATTTAGTCCTCAAGTGCGTCTGCTCCTGAAATAACAATAGGGGCTGTTACATTCACATCTAACTTATCATTCCACATACCTAAATGTTTACCAAGCAGTTCAAGGGCTTTCATCTTGGAAGCAATCTTGACTTCTCTCTCAACACTTCCACCAAACTCATTATCAGATTCCTTATATTTGATTGATTCAATACAAGACAGATCATCAGCAGATGCATCCTGTTTGATTCTTCCGTTACTGTCAACAACGTCTGTCATTCTGACAAATGCAATCTTGGCAAGCTCTAAGACAACCCTATCCTGATTCACTCCGGTTCTTCGTGACCGTTCTGCCATGTGTTCAGCAATAGCCTGTTGAATATTAGGTTTTGTCAAGTTTTCACATCCGATTGCATCCGCTGTTTTTACTGAATAACCTGCCCTAATAGCTGCCTGTGTTGCATTCAGGTCAATCAGGTATTCATCAACAAAACGTTGCTGCTTTTCAGTTAATTTGCCTTTTTTTGCCATAACAACACCGCCTTTCTATCGTTTTATAACAAAAAGTGCTGCAAGGTAGGAGGTTTTAGCACCCTTGCAGCACATAAGACAATAAGCAATATAATTTTGCATAAAAAATTGCAGGTAATAAATTACCTGCAAAAATTTTTGTACAGCATACACTATAAAAGGTCAGCTTGTATTTGTCAAATATGAAATAATTGGTTTTATGTCAGATATGTAAGGTTTTTATAGGTATCTTCAAACGCTGAAAGTGCCTTATTATGCAGTTCTACGGTATATGAATAAGATTTTTTCATTTCCTGTGAAGCAACCTTGACTGTTTTGAACTGCACATACACTTTTGTAAGAATCTGAATCATATTCTTATCACGCAATCCCCGGATTTCCTTAATGATCTGCTTCTTTGCATCAACAAACTGATCTATTTCTTCATTGATGTGTTGATCAAACATGGTATACCTCACTACGTCCTTACACAATTTATCACCTACAGGTGAAGTCTGCACTTTGTCCCGGCTGTAATCAATACCGCCTGCACTACATACATTCATTTTCATATCTGACAACGTGGCAATATCATCATTTATCTGCATATCTAACACTTCAAGCTGTTTCAGATATTCCCCTGCACTTAATTTCTTCTGATCACTCATTTTTACCTCACTTTCTACGGTTGGTTACACTTCGGTTACGGTTAAAAATAGCCTAAAAAGTGCTTCAAACCCTTATAAATCAAGGAAGTTACGGTTTCTACGGTTACGGTTAAAACTCTATTCTCTATATATTCTTATTTTTACTAAGTTCTATACTGTCATAAATACTAATTATTAAAGAATGTACTTTTAACCGTAGACAACCGTAACCGCCAGTATTTACAAGGGTTTCAACCGTAACACTTAACCGTAACCAACTGTAACTTTACCGTAACCACTACCACCACAACACTGATTGGTGCATCAAATTAGTGAAACACCTTACCTGATTTCTTATGTTTCAGTGTTACCCTTCCAACAATTTCAAACCCGGCAATGTCAACAATGTTCCTGATCACCTGAATCAGTCTGTGGTTACGGTCATTTAGTTCTGCATTTTCTTCACGCTTAACTGTTGCCATTGCTGCACCTGCTGTTGGGTCAACATATCCTTCACTATTTTTGTACATTTACATCTTTCCTTTCTATACCCAAATTTCATTGTTACTATCAAACATCTGACAAAATAGAAATTCCAACACATTCACAACGATAGAATTACCTGCCATTTTATAAAGCTGCGTGTTTGAAATTCCGTTCTCTATTAACACATCAACGTCTGAATCATCAAACCCCATCAGTCTGAAACATTCCTTTGGTGTCAATTTTCTTATGGTAAGTTCCGGTTTTATAACTTTCGGTATGTTTCCACTACCGCCACCTGCTTTCAATGCTCTTGTCACCCCTTCCTGATCGTACACTTGCTGTTCAAAGTGCCAACCGTATTCTGTTTTTCCTTTCAGCGGATTTAATACTTTATCTGTCATTGGTTTTAACACGACCCCCCCTGATTAGGGGAAGTTGTTATTGTTTGTGCTACTTGTTTCCCAACTCTACCCCTTCTAGTTGTACTGTTTGGGTATTCCAAATTTACAGAATCACCCAACTCTGCTGTTTCATATCCGGCTTTGGTATTTGCTTTAATTAAAATAAACGGTTCCAGGTTGCCCCCCCCTTACAATTTAGTGTTGGTGCTATCCCTTCCGGGTCATATACTCTACCTTGATTTGGATTTTTTCTTGTTTTCGTTGGATATATGTTCCCAAGAAACATGATGTTCTTATCTTCATTCATTTTCTACACCTTTACACATTTAGGGTCTTTGTAGTCCCGTGCAAGAAGGGTTGAACATATCTCCCCCCTGTTCTGAATCATTTTTCGTTCTTGTTGAAAATTTGAAAGTTGAATCTTTTTTAGCCTTTCTTGTGAAACATAATATTTTTCATCAACTGTATCTTCCAATAAATCCTTAAGGCATCTGTTCAGCTGAACAGGTTCAGGAAACTCAAAAACACCTGTATCAATATCTTTTCTGATACTGATTATGAATACTCTCTCTCTCTGTTTTGTGGTACTTCATAATCTTTTGCATTCAGCACTTTCCAATAATTGTTATATCCTGCATCTTCCAAACTGTTCAAAACAATGCTGAACTGTTCACTGAACTTCTTACTTGTTAGATTTTTTACATTTTCAGCTATTGCAATTTTAGGTTGACATTCTTCAATTATCCTTAATGCATCAAAGAATAAACCCGATCTCGTTTTATTGCCGTTTTCATCCTCAAAACCCTTCTGTTTTCCTGCCAGTGAAATATCTTGACATGGGAAACCGTATGTAATCAAATCAATATCTTTTGGTAACTTCGATGCATCGATCTTTGTAATATCTCCAAAATTCATACTTTCCGGTATACTGTGGATTAACGAATAAGCCTTTGATGCATACTTATCAATTTCACAATATCCTATCAGTTCAAATGGAATTTGCAATCGTTGTAGTGCTTTTTCAAATGCACCTATTCCACTGAACAGACTTAAGTATTTAATCATCTTCGTCCTCTCCTTTCACCGGGCAGTGATCGCAATCACCCATTGCAGCACCAAAACAACCCCAACAATCATCAATTTCCTTCGTCTTTGGTTTGTACTTTTTCGCTGCAACAGCTAATGCCATCACTACAGCACCAAGGATTAACCCAACCGTGAGACCACAGCAAAAACAAACCGTACCTGTTAATACTAACTTTTCCATACCGTCACACCTTTCTGAATATCCTGATAGACTTAACGCCCACCTTAGTTACTACTGTTTCAAATCCCAACCGCTTATTGATCTGCTTGCTGAATACAATGTTTGACATTGGCTGCATACCGCAATCAGCACAAAATACTTGATACCTGCTGTATACGTCACCTGTCGGTTCATCCTCAATCATTTCAACACCGCATTCATCAATAAATGCCTTGATCGGGTTATTTTCATTTTCATATTCATCAATCTGTTCAGCCACTTTTTCAGACTTTGTGAACTCATTGTTTTCAATGATTCTTTTCAGTCCTTCCACACCTACCCTGATCAGATATTCGACTGAACTTTGTTCAACCAACTGATACTTGATATAAGGGTTGTAATCAGGGTCAATCTCACCACTTGGTAAATACTTTGTAAATCTTGCATTGAATGGAATAATCACCAAACGTCTAAGAACTGCCCCGGTCTTATCTTTCATTCTTGGTATGTCATTTGCTGAAAACAACAGCTTCACATAAGGGTTGAACTCAAAAGGGTCTTGACCTTTTCTTTCTGCTTTGATTCTGTTACCTGTAACTACTTTTTTGAATGTTGCCACCTGTGAACCTTGCAGGAAGTCATCACCAATATCATCACCGATATTTGCCAGTTTTCCGAACATCATTGATGTGCTGAACCTGTCCCCTAATTCCTTAAGGTCAAGTGCTGATATATTCCCATCACCAAGAATTGCTTTGACACAATCAAGGAATGTACTCTTACCATTGGACTTGTCACCTGTCAGGATGAATGCCTTACCAAGTTCATTCCTGCGATAAAAGCAATAGCCAATACATTCTTCCAGTAATGCCCTGATTGGTTGATCACCACAAGCTAATTTGTTCAATGTATCATCAGCAAGTTCACTGTATGCTTCCGGGTTGTAGTCCCAAGGTATTTGATTGGTAATAACCAAATCAGGGCTGAACGGCTGCATCTGTCCGGTCACAATATCCAATACACCGTTCCTGAATGCTATATAACGTGCATCTGCCTGTGCTTTTTCATCAGCTATAAGTTCCATGTACTCTAATACTTCTCTTCGTTGTGTCTTTTTCAGGTTAGGTATCTGACTGATCATAGCTGTTTCAATAGCCTTGTACCCAACCTGATAAATTCCATCTTGATAGATATGTAACTGATTACTAATACTGACTACATTTTCATTGTTCTTAAGCCATGTTGCAAAACGGTCAAACAGGAATGTCTTATCACAAAAGAATACAGGTTTTTGAAATGCTTCATCTCTAAGAATCACTTCCAGTTCATCATCAGATAACGGTTCTTTCAGAACAAATCTGTTCAGAATCCTGATACATTCTCTTGTATCATCAACACTAAAATCATTTGATGTGAGTGTCAGGATATAATTGAATAGTGCCTGATTACGTCCGTCACCTGCATCCATATCAAGAAAGTCAACCGCTGTACGAACCGGAAACAACCACTTTGGAACTTCCTGATATGTTCCACCTTCTTCAATATCCCACTCAATAAAGCGTTCTTCACCATCAATTTTGATTACTTCGTATGATGAACGTGTACCAAGTTTTATATCTGCTGTCAGACCAACCGCAAGCGGTACGTGTGTCCTGTTCCTTGTAATACTGTGATTCTTAAATAAAAAATGTCTGCCTCGGCTTGTACAATACACCCGGCAATCAAGCTGATATTCTTCCACAATGTTCATTAAAATTTCAGACTGTTCAGCATCGTCAATATCTATCAGGATGGTATCATCAGCAAGAACACCACCGAACCCTTCAAGATTCTTCACTTCGTCATAAGTGCGGTATTTTGTCCGGTCTTTGAATGCTTCGATTGCTTTCTTGCCTTTTGTCTTTATGTACCCTTTGTACAACATCCTGTTTCACCATCCTTTAACTAAATACTTCTGACAGCAATTTACTGAAAAATTCTTTGTCCCTGATGCTGTCCTTATATTCCTTTTCGGCTGATCTCAAATCTGCCTTTTTCTCTTTCAATGTGTCCCGGCTTTCTTTCACATTTGTCATGTAATGCTTGTAACCGTTACTACCTTTCTTATGCTGTGACCGCAAATATAACCAGTGCTGCACGTTCATTTCAGCATCTTTCACTTCTGCCTTATTCCGGTCAATCCTGTTTTCGGTAATCATTGTAATATTGTCCAACCCTTCCATTCTGTACTGAATGTGATCTTTGATCTGATTCACAATGTCATGGTTATCACTTCGATTGATTAACTTAATCAGCTTACGAACCTTTGAGATACTTCTACATGAAAGAAATTCTTCAAGATGAATAAGCATCTGACCATGATCATATTTGATTGTAATGTCTGTCATGTTCCCACCTTTCCGGTATTATGCTGCAATACCAAATTGTTTCAGTCTTTTTCTTGCTAAATCTATGTACCACTGCTTATCTAATTCCGGTGGTACTTTAACCCCAATTACAGAATCGTTATAAATGAAACTGTGATCAGGTGTGTTTCCAAATTTTTCACCCTTTGGTTTTACAACCTTACGTCTTAACAACCTACCGTCTGTAACACGATTGGAAGCAAACACACGATAAGATTTATAAGTATATTTTTGTGTGGTAGGATATGACCACACTTCTGTTCGTGTACCGTCCCGGTGTTTTGTTGTCTTAATGATCTGACCAGTCCCATGTTCATGCTCAACCCAGTTATAATTGTTTGACAGCTTCACTATTTTTTGGAACATAATCAAGTCATCACACTGATTGATTGTCTGTTCAACAGGTATCTTTTTCACCATGTAGTCAACCAACGCTTTATTCAGTATTGGTAAGTCATTATCAATAGCAGAAAGTTCTTTGACGTAAGCACCAATTCTTTCAACACCGCCATCAGTACCAATCCAAAGGTAATTGTTTACGTCCTTCTGATAGATTTCTGATATATTGTCAAGTTCAAGCAAGATTGAACATTGTTCAGTAGAACAACGCTGTTCCCACTCCCAACAAATATCATCAACCATTTCAAAGGCTTCATCAGTGTCAGGAATCCAAATGATCAAACCATCAGTGTTTGACTGAATCAGTTCAAGTCCCGGCACAACTTCCAAATGCTCAATCAGATCAAGCAACATCAACTGACCGTTGATACACATACAGTTGTTATTACGTGGATCATATGCAGCATTGGTTTCATCTTTCATTGCCCCTGAAAGTGCATTCAGCATCTTCTTATACGGCAACTGTGCTTTTTTCCATTGCTTTGCTTCTGCCTTTCTTCCGACTTTAGCTGCTGCAACCTGTTTCTTTTTCATAGCTTTTCTTGTGTCATACACCAGTTTGAAGTTGTTATTGGTTGCTGCCCTTGTTACAAGTCCCCATGCAATCAGCATTGACGGATAGTAATTATTTACGTCTACATGAAGAATTTGACCTTTCCGATGTATCGGCTTATCAGATGCACCATGCAGACCACCAAAACCAAACGTGTGCGGTATTCCGGCAACAACTGTTTCAAAGTTCTGTGACTTGTACCAAGTCTTTTTATCTTTTTTGTCAAAATCTTGTAACCCCATTTCAAGGGCTTCTTTTCTTTTCTCCGCAAACCATTCCTGAACGTATTTATATTTTTTCAGTTTCAGGCATGGAAGAAAAAAGAAATCAAATTCATCACCAAAATGAGTTTTTGAACACCCAAGAACCTTTGCTGTTATCCGGGCTTCACTGTCACCAATGTCATACAGTGACGTTTCTTTTGGGAATGCCTGTATAATTCCATGAACTGCATTGAACTCACTGACTTTTTCAAGAAATACCTTGATAGTCTGTTCTACGTCATGCCTACAGTATTTAACCGTCTGTTCTATTTCTTCAGGTGTCAGTTTCCTTTTGATACGGAAATCAACATCAGTTTCCTTGATGTTTGAACCAAGAAAACCTTCCATTGTTTTCAATCCGACTGTTTTCATGGTTTCATCGTTGCTTGGCATTACATCATAGTTGATCATGGGTAATTTATTGAATGCTCTTGAATATTGCCAACCTTCTTTATTGTCAACGATAATCCAGTCATTGATCTTTTTAGGATTCATACCAAGCAGAATACCTTTCATGATGTACTGATCGTAGTGACGGTTATTAAATCCTACCCATATATCTTTTCTATTTGCTTCATATAAGGCTTTTAGTTTATCAGGGCTATTGATTATTACGTGTTCTTTTTTATTAGTCACATCAATGAATACAGCAAGCCAATCCTTTTCAAAAACCTCAAAATCGTAGAATATCATTTACTAAATCACCCACTTTTTGAAAAGCGGTGTGCGTTTTACACACCGCCTTAAGTGTTATCTTACTGCAAAGTAGATGTTTTATCTACTTTTAAATTAAAAATTTTTACATATCGAATGCTTCGTTGATAGTAATTGGATTGAAGTTATCAGCCTTATAGGTAACTGCTGCACCAACTTTACCCTGTACTTCCTGAAAAATATCAAGTACGCAATCAGCAAAATCACTGTAGTTGATAAATTCCGGTACTGTATCTGTTTCAAGTTTATCAAGCCATGTGCAAACAGATTTGATTGCCATGCCATTAGTCCACTTCTGTGAAGTGTTGCCGGAAATAGTACGGTTGAAGAAAATCTTTCTACCTTTCTGATTACCTTCCAAGATGCTACACTGTGCGGAAAACATCAGCTTGTCACCTTTCTTTGTTGGCTTGATCTCCATTTTATCGAAACTTACATCATAATCTCCATCCGGTACATCTTCAAACTGTGAATCGTCTGCTTCCTGAACCTCTTTCTGTAATGCGTTAAGATCAACCTGTTCATCGAATGCACTAAAATCTACTGCCATAATTTTTCACCATTTAACCTTTCTTAAAATAAATTTATGATTATAATTGCTATGATACAAGCAATACAAACCCTTGTATAATTATCCCTATTTTTCTGAATCCTGTCACCCACTGAACCGAATCCAAAGAATGCTGCCATGACTGCAAGAAAAATATTTAATGCAATCATGATCTTGTTCTTCTTCGTCTTTGACCTCTGACGTGCTGTTCAGGTGGGTTCATAGCACCGTCTAAAGGTTCAGCCGGGGTCTGTGCGTCAGCAGGTACAGTGTTGTTTTCCTGTGCAAGTCTTTTGATTCCTGCATTAAATTCTTCTCTTGTGATTACCTTCATAACCTCAACACCATCAACGATCAGGTCAACCGTATCACCCTTATGCTTCATCACATAGTTATCATCAGCCGGAACATAAAAATATGCATCTGCTTTCAGTGTGACAGATTCAGAATCAGTGTTCGTTGTACCGTCCTGAACAGGTTCAGACTTTTCAGCATTTCTTTCCTTACGTGTTCTTCTTGGTGGTTTCTGTAAATCCGGTTTCGGTACTTTATCGGCAACATCCATTGCTTCATCAAATGGTACTTCTTCCTGTCCCGGAAAAGCCTGATCAATAGCCTTGTCAACTTCATCCATGTGATCAGCAATCTTCTGTTCATTTTCTGCCTGAACTTCTGCCCTACTCTTACGTGTTCTTCCAGTCTTTTCTTCCTTTGCATCTGTTGGTGTTGCAGATTCAGCTTTTTTACCTCTTGTTCTTCTGCCTTTGCTGTCAGGTTTTTCAAGATCAGATGCAACCGCCTGATCAGCAGCATTCATTTCATCATCTGACTTGTAATCACCAAGTTCATAATAATTTCTGATCTTGTCAACAACATAATTCAGATCATTGTCAATAGCGTATGCGGTGAACATTCCAAGCGGTGATTTTACTGTATCTTTTCCGCTGTTCTGTGTGTAAAAGTAATACTTGGCTTCATTCACACCAGTTCTAAGTACAACGGTAAACAGTCCTTCAATGGTGATCTTCTCACGCAACAGTTTACCAATCAGCTTAACAGTTGTAAGACCGTTATCTAAAGTTTCCAAATGGGTCATATAAACGACTACAACATCATCAGGTAAGTCTTTGCAACAGTCAATGATTTCAAAGTAGTTCGCACCAAAATCATTGTACTTGTCCCACCCAGTTTCTTTGATACGGTTCATGTACGGTACTGCAAGAATGTACTGGAAGTCATCAACCACCAACAGCTTCTTACCTGCTGCACACTGTTCTTTCATGTACTTCACAATTTTTCTTGCATCGGTTTCATTGTTCAGCATTTCAAAGTGATTCTTAAACGGTAATGGTTTACCTACCGGATTGATAACCGCTGTTGTTGCCGGGTCACAATTTCTAAGGCTTGTACTTTTACCTGTACCGGATTCACCCATAATTAAAACTTTCTGTGCCATGTTTATTTATCTCCTTTCTTGAATAAGCCAATTAACTTAGTAAAAAGATTGCTCTTTTCTTTCATTGCTTTCTGCTGTGACACCTTCAAAATCTGTCTGTTCTGAAAATGTTCAGCTGTTGCAACACTGTTTCTGTAACTTCTGTGACTTCTCTGTTTGTGTTTCTTTGCACTACTCATTGATTTCATCCTCACTTTCTTTGATAACAACCTGTAATCTTGTATTATTATGCAGTGGTGTAACCTCTACTGTATAACCGTTTGCCAACAGGATTCCTACTAAATCCTGATATGCTGCTGTGATTCTTGTACCTTCGATTTCAATACAACCGCACAATCTTGACATTTCATTGAAAAAGTCATCATTTGCAGCATCAACAACACTATGCATATCATTCAGCATATATTTCAGTTCATCACGCTCGTCTTTCAAATGTCTATTTTCTTCTTTCAGCTTTGCAACTTCTGCTTCAAGAACTTCTTCATAACTGTTTTTATTCTTCTTCATTATTTTCACCTTCCTCTTTTACTTCATCGGTTGTTTCTTCCGACTTCACCTGATCATTGAATCTGTCAAGTTTTCCGACCTCAAGAAACTGTGCTGACCAAAAATCTGCAAAATGAATGATCACCTGCAATGGTTCTTCATGACCTTTCAGATCATACGCAAGACTACCATAAGCACCATCATGATAGAAAATAGCGTGTTCTTCTTCCTCTGTCAGATCAATGTAACGTGCTGCCAGTTCAACCGATCTTAAAGGGTGGTCAATATGGCACAAATCAGAACTGATCTTGTACGGTTTACTTTCTGATCTCTTATACTTCTGTTCAGGATTTTTTTTGGTCGGTCTACCATCCTGCACCATGTTTTCAACATAATAAGGACTTCCATAACGTCCACACTTACCAAGGTCGTGTAATGCTGATGCAATAATCACGCTGCTGTGAATCTTGTTATATGCTTCACTTCCAAGCAGTGTAAGACCAATCTTTTCAGCGTACTGCATGACGTTCACTGTATGCTCTAACAGTCCACCATCTTTACAGCAATGGTTTCCACCGGATGCCGGGGCATCATAAAAACCAAGTTCTTCGATGAAGTCAAGTAAATCTTCCACACCCTCACGACCTGTTGCCATCAGGCAACCTTTGAAATACTCAATCTGTTTTTCTCTTGTCATTATTAAATCTCCTTTTCTTCTAACTTTATTTTCCACCGCTTCTGTTCTTCAATATTGGAAAGATACCAAGCGTTAGATTTTGTTTTGTGTTCATTGAATGCTCTGAACTCTTCAAAGTCCTTTGGAAATAGTAAAATACCATATCCCCCGGATTCTCTTATTTTCCTTAAGTGATAAAGCTGTATCAGTGACGGTTCACCGTTGTCTGCCTTGACTTCAATACCAAGAAAACAACCGTCTGAACTTACCAGTAAATCAGGAATACCGCTTTTTGTGTAAGCTGCACCACCCCAGTATTTGAGCCACCAACAACCATATTCATCAAGGTATTTTTTAACCCTGTTTTCAAAATTCTTTTCTGCTGCCACATTAACCACCTAATTTCAGTATTATAAGTCCAACCATTTAATCACCTAAACAAATCATTCCCGGTATCATTAAAATCACACCTATTACAATTTCTTTCATGTGAGCTGTCACCGGTTCATATATATGCATTTCAACAGCATAATCAGATGCACCAACCGCACCAACAATTAAGAAAAATCCAATAATTGCCATAATTCCGAATACCTTATCAAGTATTGAACAATTCATCAGTTAGTTCCTTTCCTTCCTGCAATGCTGCAAGATTCCTTTCTTCAAAACTTCCCTTTACCAGTAGGTAATAGTAGAAACATGGTCTGTTCTGACCGATTCTGTGTATACGTTTCTTTGATTGTTCCCAAAGATCACAAGACCCTTTTCCGAGGGGCAGTGTAAAATACACAATCTTATTTGCTTTCTGATAGTTACCACCCATTGCCCCTGCTTGGTACTGAACAAATGTGACACTGTTATCTACACATTCATATGCATACATTGAACGTCCTGAACCATTTACAAAACTGACTTCCCTGTTGAGTGATTCACATATTTTTCTAAGTCTTGTCAGTTCTTCATTGAAGTTATAAAACACAATCAACCGATCTTCTGTTGATTCCAGTAAGTCCCTGAATGCTTCCAGTTTTTCCTTATGCCATTGACCGCACAGCTGTCTGCAATATAATGTTTTGGTCAGGCTATTATCACCGATCAACTCAACCCTTAGTGTCACATCTTCACCTTCAAAATCTGAATCATCTTTGAATCTGACTAAGTTCCTTGTATCAAGTTCCAAGTAATTGTGTTTGATGAAAAACTTATATTCATTTGTGATCTTCAAGAAAATTTTCTGTTCAGTCTGTTCAGGCAGTTCAATCACTTCTTCTGTTTTCATAAACACTGCACCAAACTGTGTAAGTCTTTTCTTCAAATGCTCAACGTGCTTATATCCTGTGATTACTTCTTTCTTGTATCCATCACCATTTTCAATCCATTCTGTCTGAACATAGGAAGCATAAAAGGCTTTCTTGTTAATATCCCAACCTAACAACTTAAGCTGTGACCACAACCGTTCATACTTTCCCGCTGTTGGTGTACCTGACAGCAAGATCACGCTTTCCGGTTGTAACTTCAATATGAATTTTGACCGTTTAGCGTTTTCATTGCATATAAGGCTTGATTCATCAAGTAACAATGTAAAGTCGGTTATATGGGCTATATACTTACGTCTGAATACCAAATCATAATTGATTACACCGACAATCTGAATGTTCTGATCATACAGGTCTTTGGTTTCAACCAGTGTACGGAAGTTCACGCCTTCACTTTTCTTGGTCAAGTCCATAACCCTGTATTCAGGGTAATACGTTTTCATGTGATCAACCCAATCATCAATTTTTGATTTTTGGCATACAATCAAATTTACAGTATTGTTCAGCAAATACATTTTTTCAGCACCTACAAAAGTTTTACCAAGTCCCATATCTAAGTAATAAGCACACCTGTTTTTATCATCAGTCATGTTCAGCACTTCTTCCTGATGGTGCATGAATTGAAGATCATTCATTATTCATCAGCGTCCTTTGGTGCTTCACCTGAAAGGTCAATCTGTAATCTTGCGACATCAACTGCTGCTCTGTAAACTAATGCATACTTAGAATCGCCATGTGTCTGTGTGACCTTTTCAAGAAATTTATCAATCTTACCAAGGAAGCAACCACACTTGACAGTAATTTCATTGTCTTTATCTCTAAAGAATGTTGTGAAATCGTCCCGGCTACCAATAGCACCGATCACTAACACATGACTTGCAGAAAAGACCTCGGCATCACCGCAAACCT